TTATACACAATATGGATTAATTCAAGCTATTACAGCTACAGCAAGAGAATTAAAAAATATACAAAGGTCTATACACTTAGAAAGATTAGGAGGTAAATTGTTATATATAACCAATCAACAATGGGGAAGTATTACAATTTAAATGTCTATGAGTGTTGAAGAGTTAAAATCTATAGGAGTTTATTTATTTAAAAATGGTTGGCAAACTCGTTTTGCTGAACACCTCGGTATTACTCCTCAACACTTTAGAAGATATGTAAGTGGTAAAACAACAATATCACAATCAAGAGAAATTCAAATTTTAATGATGTTATATTTAAAAAAAAATGGATTGTTTGAAAGTTTTCAAATAGACTTAGTAACAAATAAAATAAATAGGAATAAATAATGGATTATAGATACAAAGCAACTCTATTGCGTGTAGTAGATGGTGATACTATTGACATAGATGTAGATTTGGGTTTTGGTGTTTGGCTTAGAAAACAAAGAGTCAGATTGATGGGTATAGATACTCCAGAATCACGCACTAGAAATTTAGCAGAAAAAGAATTAGGTTTAGCATCAAAAGATAGACTTATTGAACTATTAAGTGTTCCTACTTTTACTATCATTACTCATAAAGATGGTAAGGGAAAATTTGGGAGGATACTTGGAGAACCAGAAGTTGACCACCCACAATACGGAAAGATTAATGTTTGTGATAGAATGATTGAAGAAGGTCATGCTCGTTCTTACTATGGTGGTGCTAAAGTTCCTTGGGTCTAATCATTCCAATATTTAGGTGTTTCTGATTGCTCTACTACTTCTGAATAATTTTTTGTTTCTACATTATAAGTAAACAGAGCTTCTCCTATCTCTCCATATAGTCCCTGCTCTCTAACTTTCTTTAAATAAATTATAGTTTTATCTTCATCAAAATTTCTATGAACACATAGCCCTACATCTGCCATATTATGCCAATGGGCTGAGCCAGATATATCATACATACTTGGTACTGGATATGTTCCATCATTGTTTCTATGCATCTTAGATGGATGTGCTACTACCCATACACAAACATCATGGGTCTTTGCAAATCTTTTACATTGAGCAATTATATCTCTAATATGTTCATCTTCTCTTTTGCTTCCTCTATCTGTTACNTCTATTTCATTATATGGGTCTATTACTAATCCATTTATTCTATTTCTNATACAAGCTATCCTAGCCTTATCTAATACCCATTCTATTGTAGGTCTTTCCTCTCCACTTTCTAAAAAGAAAAAATGTTCATTTAAATATTTTAAAGAATCATTCATTTCTGTTTGATGCATTCTTCTGGTAGCACCTTCTGAAAAAGGTTTTCCTACATGTGTTTCAACTAATCTTGATAAATGTCTGGGTGTTGAATGCTCTGGAGAAAATATAGCAAATTTCCAATTATGCAGTTTACTTGCATTAATTAAAATCTGGTCTAGGAAATTAGATTTACCATGATTAGGAATACCAGTTATAACTGCAAAAGTTCCTGTCATTAATTTATAAATAGAATCTAAAGCTGAATATCCTGTGCTTAAAGGTCTTTCTTCTGTTCCATTGTATAAATTTGTTACTTCTGAAGTATAATCCTCAACTTTGTATAAACCATCTATAGGATAAGGTTTAGCTTTAATAATAACTTGTTGAACATATCCAACTCCTTTACCTATTAAAGCATCATTTGCATCTTTATAATCTCCATTCCAATCAACTGTGTAACATCTATCTTTGCCAAATCTGTGTGCAAGTTCTTGAGATAATGCTTGTCCTGCTGAATCCATGTCTACTGCAATTATAACTTTTTCTGCTTTACTTAACTCTTCTGCACATTCTTTTAAAGCATCAAATCTTTTATCATCTTCTCTAAACTTTGCTTCTTGAGGTGCTCCGTCTGGCAAACTTACAACATTTTTAATACCACATTGATATAAAGCTAATACATCCATTTCGCCTTCAACAAATATAATTTCTTTATTATCTTTAATAGAATCTATATTGAATAAAGTTCTTCTTGTATTTGCTTCTTGTCTAAATTCTTTGTTAGCTGACCTATATTTATAATTTACTATTTTACTTTTTACTTTATAAGGAAAAGCTAAACAATTCTGTTGTTTGCCAGATATATTTTTAATAACTTCTTTAATATCAAAATGCTTAACAGTTTCTTCGTCTATATGTCTTTTGCTCCAAAAATCTTTAAAGTGATTAATTGCCATAGGGTAGTTTATCACTTTAGGAATATTATACACTTTTTTAATTTCTCTATTGTAATTTTTATTATCTTTATCAAAAATATTTCCTGTCCAACTGCAATGATGGCAATTCCATACTGCACTATTATCATCATCTTTAATTGTTACTGATAAACAAGGGTCATTTTTTTTGCTTCTTTGATGAGAACATTTAGGGCAAGTAACTTTGTGGTTTCCATGTCCTGCTGAATAGCTAGGAAGATAGATGCCAAATTTAGATAATTCTTGTTTATAATTCATTATCCTGCAATCGCACTTTTACGTACTTCAACTACTGTTTCTATATCTAAAAACATTTTTTTGTTTAAATATGTAGATGCGTGAGGAATAAATTTTTCTTCTGTAGTATTCATTTTCTTTTTAAAAATTTCTGTAGCTTTTATAATTTTTTCTGGAGGATAATCTTTAACTACTTTTTCCCAACTATTATTTGCATAATATTTATTAACGTGTCTTGGATAGATTGACCAAAAATGTCCAAACTCTTCAGTATACTGTTTCTTTATTTTAGTATTAAGGGTGGACACTGGTGTCTGGGGGGTGGTGGACACTGGTGTCCTATTAACTAATACTTTAAAATCATTTCTTATCTGTCTACCTACATCATATCTAGGTGTTACTTCTAATAGTTGTCTATCTTGTAACACTCTTAAACTTCTTCTTATTGTCCTTGTAGAACAGTTGCATAAACTAGCTAAATGATTTTCACTTGCCCAAGCAACGTAATCAGCATTGGCATAATTAGAAATCATTAATAATAATAATTTGTCTGTAGAATTTAAATCTGTAATTTTCATAGTAAATGTAATAGCTTCTAGACTCATTTTATCCTCCTATATTTAATTTAATAAAAATATAAACTAAGATACAAAATGGGGCAAGATATTTTTTACAAAATCTGTCCTGTGCATTTAATTTACTTAAAAAATGGCTGATTACTGCGACTTTAAAAAAAAAATAAAAAAAAGTGTATTTAATTGTTTACAATAATATACAAGTGTGCTATATTAGTTATATAAGTTAATTAAATTAAAATAAAGGATTAAACAAATGACTAAATTAAATAAAGAAATAACTTTCTTATCAGCAGGAGAAAATAAAACTCTTGAATTCCAAATTAACAGAGAAGAATGGGTAACTGCTAAAACAGTTAAAGAAGTTGCAGACATTCTTATTAAGTACAATACAGACTCAGTATTTTATTGTTCATCTAGCATGGATTTTGCTAAAGAGTATGGCTTCAAAACAAATGACGGAGCAGATAAAATGTTTGATGCAGGAAAAAAATTAGCAATTAAACAATATAGAAAGGTTGCATAATGATTGAATATTTTAGATTTAAAGAAATATTAGAAGAGATAAAAGAAAAACATGAAAATGATTTTTTTAATAAACAAGATGTTTCAGATTTTATTCAAAATAATATAGACCAAGCACAAAGAGAAATAGATAATCTTGAGAAAGATACTTCAGAACAAGAACAAATATTTAGTGAAGGTGAAGGAATTATAACATGAAAAAATTATTATTAGAATTACTTGTCTTTGGAGCATTTATATATACAATTATTTCGATTATTAATGTTCTCATAGTAACATAGTTTCTTTCTGGCAAAATCCAAGATGTCCGAGAGTACGTCTAAAAGGAAGATAGTTAGCCAGAGAGATGTGTCCCAAAAAAACACAATCATTTGACTATCTTCTAACTCTTATTAACTTATGAAAGGGTAGTTTAATCCACTACCCTTTTTTTATTCTTTGTGAATAAACTTGCCCCAACCTTTTCTTTTATAATCCCAAGCTCTTATTTTTTTTGCTAGATAGTTTNCAAACATAGGACAATATCTAACAGTTAAAAAACCTAATATTAAAGCTACTGCATAAATATAATAATCAGTTATATCTGGCAACATTAGACTAAACCAGAATGCAGATTGTATATCTAACCATCTAAAATTTTTAGTGAATAGTTTATTTAATGCTCCACCAAGTAAAGCAAAAACAAAGATTAATACATTAAAACCAAATAAAAACATTTATTGTCCTGCTAATGGATTATTTAAGGCTCTAGTCAACATCTCTCTTAGCCTTTCCTCAAGTTCTTTTAACTTTACATCAAGAGCTTCTGAACGTCTAGTAGCATCTGATTCTATAGCTGTTCTCTTACCATCAAATCTGTCTTCAGCATGTTGAATAAGGGTTCTGACCTCATTCTCTGCATTTCTTACTGAAGTTCTTACTTCTGTATCTGATGCTCTACTTCTTTTATCAACTGCTGTTATTTGGTCTTGTACCTCATTAAAGTCTTTGCGTAGCTCATTACGAATATCTCTAGCATCACTTTGAGCAGAACGAACCAAATCCAATGCTGTGGATACTTCTGTTTGCAATAAGGTACTCATATTATTAATTTCTGTTTCTAATTTTGTTTCTAAGTTTTCAATTTTTTCATCTGTAACATTAATAGAAGTATTAAATTGACTTAATTCTTTTTGAAACCCACTAAGGTCTGGAGCTGTATAGCTAGAAATTTGGTCTTCCATTGCTACCCAACGAGCATATCCTTCAAAACCTGCCCATATCGCACCACCTATTGTGCCTAGTAAAGGAAATATTAATAATAACTTACCTCCTTTAATTTTTATTCCTTTGTATTCTACTTCATTACTCATACTGCTCACCTATCATCTTTTCATAAACTAGACTATCTCTGACTCCAAAATAATTACCTAGAGGGTCTGGTATATCATTATTAGTATAAATTTGTTCTGGCTCATACCATGTTAATGGTTGCTCTATCTGTTGATTATTATAATTACTTATGTTTGGACCAAGCGCATTTACTAAAGCAAGTTGTGTAATTTGAGCTAAAGCATCATATTGAGAATCAAAGTTTGCCATTATTTTTTTTGCTTTTTCTTGTTTAGCTTCTTGTTTAGCTTCTTCTTTTTTTTCTTTTTCTGTTTTTTCTTCTTTTGGTTCTTCTTTTACTTGATTCTCTGCAACCTCTTTTTCTTCTTGTTCTTCTTCTTTTGCTTCTTTAGGTTCTTCTTTTTGTTTTTTTTCTGCTACTTCTTTTTCTTTTGGCTCTTCTTTTATTTCTTCTTTGACTTCCTCTTTCTCCTCAGACTCATTTGTTGCAGTCGTCTTTTCTTCTGGTTTAGATTCTTCTTGAGCATCTTCTTTTACCTCTTCTGGTTCTGTATTATTTTCTGCAACTTCTTTTGTTTCTTCTATTTCTTTAGTTTCCTCTGTAGCCTTGACTTCAATATTCTTAGTTTCATTTTCACTTTGATTTTCAGNAGAATCCACCTCACTTGTAGACTCATTTTCCACTTTGGCTTCTGTGGTCGTTGATTTTTCTGTGGTCGTGGCTTGCAAATTATCGTTATTGGGTGCTTCATTTGTTACCTCACTTTCTAGTGGGGCATCTTCCGTAGGAGGCGATTCAATTTCATTGGTAGGTTCTGTAGTAGGTTCTGGTAAAACCATTATTGTTGATTCTGTATTATCATTATTATCTGCTGACATCTCTATCGGAACTATATCTGTATCTGTATTTTGTGTAGTTGTGCCTTGTGTTGCATCTGTATCTACACTATTTAAGTCTGCTACCATTACTTGAATATTTGAAACCTCTTCTGGGTCAATGTCCATTGTTATATTACTAAACATCTGGTCTACATTTGCTCCTGTGTCTGAACTTGTTACTGCATCTGGAGTAGTAGGTGATGATGTTTCTATATTTGAAAAAACTGTTATTGTTGAAGGACTTACTGCTGTATCATTATAATTATCAGCACTTGTATTATTATCGGTATTATCTGTAGATGAACTGTACTCATCATTAATATTATCTGGCATATCTGGTAAATTATTATTGCTTATATCATTAGACGAATAATTATAAGTTGTATCTATAATATTATTTGCTGTGTTTTGAATTTCTTGCTCTATAAGATTATAAACTATTGATTCGGCTACTGTTGTTGTTATTTGATTATGGTAAACATCAAACCATACTGAATCAAACATATACTCGCCATATCCACCTATATTAATGTAAAGAGAATCTAAACCTCCTGCATAATCCAAATTATCATATATGTAACCATTAGGACCAAGATAATTTCCATTAGCATTTAAACTAAAAGTTGATTTATCAACATTATAAACATCTGTCCATTGAACAGCACCATTGTCATAGCCTTTTAATTCTACATAAGCATTTTTAGAGGCATCATTATACATAGATGGTTCCATTCCAAAACGCATTTCCCATCTAACTTGACCTCCGTCATCTATGCTAAACTGATTTAGGTCTACTGTTTGATTCCAAGTAGTTAAAGAATCAAGACGAGATGAAGCACAAGTATTACTGCCTGTGTATACTCCTAGTTTATTGTTGCAAGCTGTATGCGAATTGATAGAACCCTGCCCACCCCAGTCTTTGTCCATATCACCCTCGTATTTTTCAGCTACGATACCTGTCGATTCGCTACTTAATATTGCACCAGTATTTTCATTTTCTATTACAACTGTTGTGGTTGTAGTTGTAACTTTTTCCATGTCGCCTTGAATTTCGGAATTTGTTTCTGTGGTTATAGTTGTGCCTTCATCTTGCATTTGTCCCCATGAATCAAAGGAGTAGGAGCAAGAACAACAAACCACCAATGCCAAGACCAGTAGCTTCTTCATTCGTTATTATCTCCTTATCTACAACATTTTCTTTTTTCCATTGCTCATAGTCAGGTCTTTTTTCAGGATTATCTAACCATGCTTGTGCCGCTTCACTCGAAATTTTTCCCATATATGGACAAGGTGTACCTGCCATTTCCATTGCAGAAAACACTCTTGCGTCTTGACAAAGCATAGCAACTGCTCCGACCTTCATGCCCATGCGATTTAAAGCCCTAGATAATTTAAGTCTTTCGCAGTTTAAATCTCTAGAAGTTGTTCCTCCTGCTATACCTAATATTTGGCTCTGTATAGCCATAGAACTAGCTATTGAGCAAACATCTTGGTTGTTGATAACTATAGATGGTGCATTAGCTGTAGAAGGGGTACGGTCTACAGTCGTAGTACCAGATACAGTTGATGAGGTTGATGAAACAGTATTAGTTTGAGCAAATGCTTGTCCACTTGTGTAGACCATCAATAATATAAGGAATATTAATTTTATCACTCTAAACCCTTATTTTATTGTCATTGTATAAAAGTAAATCGGTATTATATAATAGTCAAGCTCATTACACTTCTTTGATAAAAATAGGAGGATTATAAGTTGCTAATATTTTTTTTCGTAGCATATAATCTCTAGTTTTTGTTGCTGTGCTTTTTACATCTTCTATAATTTCTTTGCCGTTTTCTATATATTTAAAATCTCCAGTATATCTACCTATTTTAGTTCCATTGACCATTAAAGGAATAACTGGTTGAATTTCTAAATTTGAAATTACGTTTCCCATTTGCAACAATTTTAAATCTTGATACCTTCTTGCTTCTTTTTTGCTATCAAAATTTATTCCATCTAATTCAGTAGGGATATTTTTATATTTTCGATATGAAGTCATTAGGTGTTACGTTGCCTTGTGTTGCGTTTTTAATTTTAGATAAATGCGCTCTTCTTGGAAATCTTTCACCATATACCCATTTTTTTACTGCGCC